GCCGCAGGTAGGGCGGGGAGCGGCTGCGGGCTGACCCGCCCCACCTACAGTTGTCGAGAATTTGAGCAGTTGCAGCCGCTCGGCAAATCCCCACGCGGGTACTTGCTAGAAACATGCTACCATAAACCTGCCACCATGTGGCGGGGCGGACTTGGTCGCTCCTTACTAGCCCCCGGAAGCGCGGCGTGTTGATCGAAAGATCCGCGCCGCGTTTGTTTTTAGGCGCACCAACCGCGCCAGCCGACCACCAACGCGGCTGGCACACCGAGCGGCATCATAATCGGGCGCGGTGTCAATTTATTTCATGCGGGTTTCCTACTAGGAATGTGCGATTATGCATAAATCTGTCAACAAACTCATGTACTACCCCTTGCGTGCCGATATACCGTGTAGTACATTGTGTGAGTCAAAGGCGCGTGCCTCTGACAAACGCAACCAGTTTGAGAGGACTGACCATGGCAAGCACGACCCCAACCCTAGACCAACATCTCAGCTCAGCCGCTATTGTCCGCCTTGGCGAGCAATATAACATTTCCAACATTGAGGCCGCATGGCTTGCTGGCGACTACGGAACGCTATGCGCGCAAGACACCGGGAAATGCGTTGGAATGGCAACGATCGATCAAGCAATTGACTCCTACGAGGAGTCCGAAGAAGGGATTATTTTGATCGGGTTACTCGCTGTGTATGTGTCACCATGACATCGACCGCGCACCTGTCCCCTTCTTTGAAGGGGGCGGGCTGCGACAGCCGATACTGTTGCAACGCAACCAGTACGAGAGGACTGAGCAAATGTCTACCAAGACCCAAATGACCGTCACCGATGCCTTAAACAGCGACCGCATTGCGAAGCAGTACAACGATTCGCTGCTTGCCGCCGCCATTGAAATCAAGGACGATGTCAGCCAGCGCGTGATCCGCGCAAACAACGACCTTGCCGCCTGCGACCATGACAACGAGAACGCCTTCGCCGCGTGCGTGGACGAGCTTGACGCTGCCGAAGGCGCGTTCATCGCCCGCCATGAGAACACGGTGGTGAGCCTGTGACCGCACGGCGTACCGACCCCGCCACCAGCCACATGGCCGCCGAGGACATGACAAGCAAACTCGCAGGGCTACAAGCCGCGCTCTTGTCCGCCTTCAAAGCGGCGGGCGCGTACGGGCTGACATCGGACGAAGCCGAAGACGCAGCGCACCTCCACGCCGGGGCGCGTCGGCGCGTCAGCGAGTTACACGCGGCGGGGCTGATTGCCCCGACTGGCGCTACGCGACTTGGTCGCGCTGGTAAGGCGCAACGCGTGTTCGCGGCTGTTGTCTCCTCTATCCCCGACAGCCTCTTTGCCACCACCCCTACCGAAAGGAAGTACCGCTTATGAGAGACGTAAAGAAGATCAAGTTCAAGGAGATTTCCTACGACTTGAATGTTGACCAACTGCAAGGCATTCCGGAAGTCGTTGCGGAATACCTGATGTCTCACGTTGTAACCATCCACCTTGAAGGCCGCTACCAAGTCGATGGCGGCAACCCGGACGCGGGCGACCAGCCAGCATGGCGGCTTCTCGATTGGAAGATCATGGCCGTCAGCTTGGACGGGGTGGTCTTCGACAGTAACAACACCGTGCCGTCTGAGTTTCCAATGGCGCTCGTCATCAACTCCACCTACTCGCGCCACACGCGGGAGTACCTTGAGGCGCGACCGCCGGAGATGTACGAGTGAGATACCTATCCGTCTGCTCAGGCATTGAAGCCGCATCCGTTGCATGGCATCCCCTCGGTTGGGAGCCTGTCGGATTCTCGGAGATTGAACCCTTCCCCAGCGCGGTTCTTGCGCATCATTACCCTCACGTTCCCAACTTCGGGGACATGACCAAATTTCAGGAGTGGCCGTTAGATGCAGGATCAATTGACCTTCTCGTGGGAGGAACCCCATGCCAGTCCTTCAGCGTTGCCGGGCTTCGACAAGGACTCAAAGACCCACGCGGAAACCTCATGCTTACTTCCCTTGCAATCGCTGCACGTTTACCCTGTCGGATTCTCGGAGATTGAACCCTTTCCCAGCGCGGTTCTCGCGCATCATTACCCTCACGTCCCCAACTTCGGGGACATGACCAAATTTCAGGAGTGGCCGTTAGATGCAGGAGCAATTGACCTTTTGGTGGGAGGAACCCCTTGCCAGTCCTTTAGCGTTGCCGGACTGCGGCAAGGACTCAAAGACCCACGCGGAAACCTCATGCTTACCTACCTTGCGATTGCTGCACGTCTGCGGCCTCGATGGGTTGTCTGGGAAAACGTCCCCGGTGTCTTGTCTTCAAACGGAGGACGGGATTTTGGTTCCTTCCTCGGCGGGCTGGGGCAGTTGGGGTATGGGTTCGCGTACCGAGTGTTGGACGCTCAATGGGTGCGAACACAACAGCATCCCCATGCCGTCCCGCAGCGCCGGAGACGTGTCTTCGTTGTCGGATGTCTTGGAAACGCAACCGCTGCCGCAAAGGTATTGTTTGAGCGCGAAAGCGTGCTTAGGAATTCTAAAACGCGCGGAGCGGCGCGGGAAGAAATTGCCGCAGATGTTGAGGGACGCGTTGGAGCAGGCTGCTGGTGGGATGGAGAAAGCACCTCCCACACTTTGACTAAATGCGGAGCCAACGGGGCGCAGCGGATGCCGGACAAAGACAACTTCGGCGCGGTGTTGCAGCCGTTTGATAAACAACAAAACGGTGCATATGGCATAGGTAAAGTTGGTAGCACTCGTTTAGCGCGAGAATATAAGGGCGCTACAGACCTTGTTGCCGTCCCGTACACCAAGGCTAAACGCGCTCAGTCTGACACCGATGATGAGACATGGGTGGAGGGGCAGGTCAACCCTACGCTCTCGCTGTTTGACTGCGGAGACGTGCGGGCAACGACTATTGCTATACAAGGCAACCTCATTGGGCGCGACAAAGGTGGGCCGCAAGGCGTAGGCGCATCAACCGAAGGGGCTATGTACACAATGACTAAGGCAGATGTGCATGGGGTCGCGCAAGCCATGACCGTGCGCCGATTAACAGTCAGAGAGTGCGAGCGTTTACAGGGATTTTCTGACGATTACACGCTGATTCCTTGGCGCAAGAAAGCGGCGGGCGACTGCCCGGATGGGCCGAGGTACAAGGCGCTAGGGAACAGCATGGCCGTGAACTGTATGGAATGGATCGGAGAACGCATTGCCGCCGTTGAGGCGGAGAGAGGAACAACATGAAAAACTGCAAGACCTGTGCGGAATTGGTTGAGTCGCTCAAGGTGGCTACCGCCCTCATCAAGGACGCAACCGCGCAAATCAAGGAACTGCACCTTGACCTGAACGAGGCGCGATACGACAACAAAAACCTGCACGCGGTGCTACTCAACCAAGATGCCGCGCTAAAGAAAAATCAAACCCTCATGAACAAACAGGCAAGGCGCGAGCGGCTCATGCAGATGCGCCCCAACAAAGGCATTACCGAGAAGAGTGATTTGCAGGCTGACATGATCGCCAGCGCAATCGAACAGGCAATAGCGACATTGTGCAAGGAAATTGATGACCTGACGGCACAGGTTGACACGCTCCGCAAGGAGCGGGATGAGGCGCGGCGGGATTCATGTGAACGAATGACCGAAGATTTCAATTCGGAAAATCAAGGCGGTATGGTTTCGTTCACTACTAAGCCGGAATGGGTTGCCAAAGATCATGGTTGGGATTGCTTCAAGGAGGCAAAGTAATGGAAGAGGAAAATAACCGTTGGGCGAGGCCCGTGCTGCATGACGTGAAATGGGAACGCAAGGACGGCTACCCCGCTTGGTTGAGCGAAGATCGTGTCCAACGCGGGCTGGCTGGCAAGTTCGACCGTCCGGTCTTGGTCATTGTTGGCGGCGACCCGATGTTGCATTCGGTAAATGAGTCGGACGGCAACCCATCGCTCGTCTATTGGCGGGCTTCGGTCTACCTCTTGCAGACCAACCATTATGGCATTGAGGGGACGCGGTTCTCTAGCTTGTGCCTTTTTGAGGAGGGCGACACGCAAGACGGGATGCGCGAGGATTTGATGCATCGCGTTGTGAACTTTATCACGAAATGCGCCCCGAACACAAAGGTAGACCATGTCTCCTAGCGTTGAAACCAAGGGCGGGTTCCTGACCATCACCCTCCGCAAACACTCGGACTACATCGTCATCCTTGACGAGGCAGGGGAGCAGGTCGCGCACATTTGCGCGAACGTGCAAGGGTCGTCAGGCAACGACCGTATCCGCGTCTCTATCCGCGCCGACCAGCGTTACCGCATCCACCGAGGGAAGGCAGAGGAATGACCAAGATCGACGGCCTGACCTTGCAGGGCATCCGCAAGGATAAAAGCAAGGGAATGAAGCAGTCGGATATCGCTCGGAAGTACCGGGTCAGCCGTTCGGCGGTCAGCCGGATTGTGCTGGGGAGTCGCCGCGTTGCGCGGTAGTCAAGGTTTTTGCGGCGATCCCGCCGGGGGGCGTTCCCTCGGCGGGGTCGTTTTTTTGTGGTTGCGGCAAATCTTCAAACCTGCTACGCGAAAAGTTTTTGCGGCGATCCCGCCGGGGGGCGTTCCCTCGGCGGGGTCGTTTTTTTGTGGTTGCGGCAAATCTTCAAACCTGCTACGCGAAAAAAACAGAAGGAAGATACGCTCACCACGGTGAAGCAAGAACTACACCGCATAACGCTAAGAGACGACCTTTACCGGGGCGAGGGTTAACTATGCGCGGGGATTGGGAAGAGGACATCATCGACCGCATCACGGCGAGCGAGTCCACCGATCCCCTGCTCAAGGAAGCCGCAAGCGAGATCACCTATATGCGCGAGCAGCTCATGGCACACATCAAAGAAGTCAACCGCGCACGGCAGGCGCTTCTCGTGTGCCAGCGGACACAACGTGCTTGAATTTACGGTCGATGGGGTTCCTGCGCCGCAGGGTTCTAAAAGGGCATTCGTGCGCGGCGGCCGTGTTTCGCTAGTGGAGTCATGCGCGAGGGTCAAGCCCTACCGCGCCCTCATCGGTCTTGCCGCCAGTCAAGCGCGTGTCGGCGCACCAACGGGGTTGCCTGTGGGGATAGCGATTGCGTTTGCGTTCGCTCGCCCCAAGAGCCACTACACAAGCAAAGGCGTACTCCGCGCTGGCGCTCCAAGCCACCCCGGCAAGCCAGACATCGACAAACTATGCCGCGCCGTCCTTGATGCCCTCACGGGAATCCTGTATTACGATGACGCGCAGGTCGTTTCCCTGAGCGCCACCAAACGCTACGGGGACGCACCAATGACGACTATTTCGCTTTTTACGTGTTGACACGGATGGTATCTTCAGGTATTGTCCCGATGCCCTAGCATTTCGCCGGGGTCGAGCGCGGCGAGCCGCGCAGTCTTGAGAGGACATTATGCAACGAAGTGACACCATCGGGGAGCTAGCGAAGGCGCTGGCGGCCGCAAACTTGGAAATCACCAACCCAGCACTTGACGCGGTCAACCCGCATTTCAAGTCGCGCTACGCCAGCCTCGGCGCAATCATCAACGCCGTCCGCCTGCCGCTTGCCCGTCACGGGATCAGCGCCGTGCAGACGGTCAGCACCGATGGCGGGGCGGTCGGAGTGACGACCACCTTGCTGCACGCGAGCGGAGAATGGATGGCAGAGACGGCAATGTCCGCCCTGCCTGACCGCGCTACAGTCCAGCAGCTGGGATCGATAATTACCTACCTTCGCAGGTACTGTTTAGCATCTGTGACCAACATCGTAGGAGAAGAGGATCAGGACGGGAACGAGGCGAGTTTGCCAAGCGCACCGCGTAGCGAGCCTCGTAAGCCTTTCAAGCCGCAAGACCCACGGACAGCCGTCCCGCCGCCTCCGACCGCTCTCAAGGCAACCAAGCCCGTCCCTGAGCCTGTGGCGGAAGTCAAGGCAACCGACGCGTACCCGGACGTGTACGAGGGTACGTTCGACATTTTGCGGGTAGTCGTTCGCGCTGGCAAGCCCTACGCGATTCAGGTGGACGGCAAGCATGGGAAGGCGTGGATCGCCACCACCGTGCAGGAGTACGCGGACATGGCGAAAGAACACGTTAACGACTGTATGCAGTTGCAGGTCGAACGCGTTGGCGACTCGCTCCAGATCATGAAGGTCACCGCGTCTAAGCAGGAGTTGCCCTTTTAGATATGATACCTCATCATGTCTAAAGAAATATGGAAACCAATTCCCTCTCGCCCCGGAATGCTTGCAAGCTCTTTAGGAAGGGTGCAAGTGTTGCCATACGAAGTAATTACTGCATACAACAAACCACGAACATATGCAGTCAAGCCAACATTTGGCAATATAAGAAAAGCGTCGAAAACCGCAAGGCATAAATATCGAGGTCTTTACTTGCGGCGGTTTGGGAATATGAAAATGCATCGGCTGATATGCGAAGCATTTCATGGGCCTGAACCTTCAAAATCGGCGGTTGTAATTCACATTAACGAGTGTGCAACTGACAATCGTTCGGAGAACTTACGATGGGGAACACAACGAGAAAATCTAAATATGCCCGGATTTATTGCATATTGCAAGTCACGAACCGGGCTAAACAGCCCAGTCACAAAAGGTAAAATCAAAAGGATTACTGAATGAGCCTTTATCAAATCACGTCCGAAATGCAGTCCATTCTCGATGCCGTCTTGGACGGTGGCATCGACTCGCCCGAGGCGCAGGCCGCGCTTGACGAGCATCTCACGGGTCTAGATGTCGCCCTCGACACCAAGGCCGAGTCCTACGCGGGATTCATTCGTGAGCTAGAGATGCGAGCGGAGTCGAGGGGCAAGGAAGCCTCTCGCATCCGTGCGCTCGCGGCGGCTGACGATGCCCTTGCCACACGCCTCAAGGAAGGGCTAAAGGCGGCAATGGAAACGACTGGGCGGCTCAAGATCGAAACGCCCCGGTTTAAGTTGTCGGTCGCTGGCAACGGCGGGAAGCAGTCGCTTCAGATTGATGACGATGCCGTCAAGGGTCTAGAAGTCCCGCTCGTCAAGATCGTCACCGAGCCAAACAAGGAAGCGATCCGCATCGTCCTTGAGGCTGGCGGCGAGATCCCCGGATGCCGCTTGCTCCCTCGCGGGACAAGCCTACGCATCCGCTGACCTACTACCTTGCCTCTCCCTCGCCGTTGCCTTCGGGTGGCGGCGAGGTTTCTTTTTGCCCAAATGGAACTAGGCGGTTCAGCGCCTCGCGCCGTTTTGCGCACGGGCCGCAGGAGCCAGCCTTAATGCCAACCGCGTTGGTCATCGCCGCGACCACGTCACCGAGTCCACGCATCCAAGGGGGCGCAACCGTCCCCGGAACTGGCGGCTGCATTTCGGTCGTCAACTTGGCGCGGGCAGCGACAGGCGCAGGGCGTGCGCCAAGGAAGAGGGGCGGGTCAATGATGTTGCCTTCCCGCGTCTCGCGCTCCTCGCAGGTCGCGCACTTGGTCACGTCAAGGTTCTTGAGGCAGAGGGGTGACGTGCCAGCGACGCGCCACGACTTGCAATCCATGATCGGGAGCGAGATGCCGGATACGTTGAGCGTGCCGATGGTCATGATGTGAGGGCGACGATTGAGCCGTCAGACTTGCAGTAGATACGGGGCGCTTGGAATGAATGCACGCAGGGCTGCGGCAGGGGATGGTCGATATCCCATTGCCCACCGGGCGAGCAGTCTGCTCCCTGTGGACAGCATGGCGCGACTTGATAGGTAAATGGGTAGGCGTAGCAGCCCGTGCGCGGGTCGGGCATCCCCGGGCAAAGCGAAGTCCAACCGTAGACAAGGACGATGTCGGTTCCGCCGATGTTGACGATGATGTCTTCCAACGGCCACCCATCGCGAGCTTCGCAGTTGGTAGCGTCTTGGTAGAAGCCGATGTCCACGCAGATCGGGATAGTGCCGTTCCCGTACTCCTGCACGCGCTTCATGCTGTACCGCTCTCCGAACGAATATTCGGGGAAGGACAGGCATTGGATGACGTAGTTGTTCGGGGTTGCGGTGATCGCCGAAATGGACGCGTTGCAAGTATTCTCGCTCGTCATCCGCCACGGGTAATCAACGAGCAGGGTCTGCGAGGCGCAGGCGTAGTACCGAGGGGATGAGGCAACGAGCGTGACCGTAATAGTGGTATTTGAATCCGTGAACGCCACGCGGTCAACCGTCAGGGTATCGCCATCGGAATGCCCGGGGCGGTCGTTTGCCGTCTGCCAGTCGCACAGAACGCAGGACTGGCGATTGCCAAACCAGAACCACGCCGACCACGGTGGGATGCCGTGCGCCGTCACTAGCGCACCAATGCGGGTGTTGATGCGCTCCGCAATGTGCGCGGCGTTGCCTGAGAAGATGACGATGTCAAGACCGCAGACACTCAGCTTCGGCGCTCCAAGCGTTCCCCAGCCTGTAACGACCGTGTTGTTTGGGTCGATGTGAACAAGACCCGACGAGCCAAGGAAGAGGGCATTGAGCGCCGCCTGAGCGTTTGGGTCTTCGGGATCAATCCCCGGCGCAAAGCATGCCGGGAAGACAATGGTCATGATGTCTTCGTCATGGGACGGGCAACCAAACCCTCCGAGCGAATAGCACGTCCGCACGTCATACGTCTCAAAGCGATCCTCGAAACTATCGCAGTATTCCGCGTAGTCGTCGCAGATCGGGGTATTGCCACAGCAATCCCCCTGCGGCTCGCAGTCCGGGCAGGTCATGTACTGAACGTAATGCTGCGTAACTTGGTTCGGGCAGTTGGCGGGGCTGACGGGGTCACGGACGGTGCAGAAGCCCATCTCCTGCGACATACCCACGTCGAGGCTGACGATCTCGACTGGTGGGCCGTGGTCGCAACGGACATCCCACGGCACGCCAATCGTCTCAATGCAGGTGCGAGCGGAGCTTGCAATGGTGACGCTCTTCCCCTTGACCGTGCCAGCCTGATCCTTGAAATCGTAGCACTCGGCTACCAATTCTTCGCAAGGGAGTTGCGTGTTGTTCGCAATGGCGGGGCCGTACTCAGGGATTTGGATGTTGGCTATGCCGCCCGGGTTCCCTTGTTGCTGGGGATCAGGGTAGCAACATGGGTCGCCTTGAAGGGCGCGGTTCTTGACCTTGACCAATTCGCCTACGTTGACAGGCCATATCGACAACGGATTCATCGTAGCACTCGGCTACCAATTCTTCGCAAGGGAGTTGCGTGTTGTTCGCAATGGCGGGGCCGTACTCAGGGATTTGGATGTTGGCAATGCCGCCCGGGTTCCCTTGTTGCTGGGGATCAGGGTAGCAACATGGGTCGCCTTGAAGGGCGCGGTTCTTGACCTTGACCAATTCGCCTACGTTGACAGGCCATATCGACAACGGATTCGGGCATGGCAATGCCTCAAAATTGGTCAAGACGTAGATGCAGCAGTCATACGAGATGTAGTAGCACTTGTTCGCAATGTCTGGCGGGTCGGGGATACCCAGCGAAATCAGATAGCCAACGCAGAACTCAATGCGGTCAGGCGCTTGCTCGCAATCAGGGGCGCAACAATAGTCGGCGAAATAGTCTTCGCACTTGAGTGCGTACCACAACACGCCACCCGTGCAGCAACACGAAACCGCCGGGAGTGCGCTCACGCGACGATGACAATGCAGAGAGCGAGGATAAACAAGCGCATCACTTGCCAGCCTTCTTGGTGGCTAAATACCAACCTGCGCCGAACGCAATGGCAGCTGCGGCAAGGGCGAACCAAAGACTACCGAGGAAACTTGAGAGGTCGGCGAGGATCATGTTTATGCCTTTCGTCGTGTCTGGGCTTTTCTGAATGCGGCATCAAACATCGGGTCTTGTGCGCGCATTGCTGCAATGTACTCCCGATCCCCTTCGGGGCGGTTGGGGTCTAGCATATCGACCGCAAGCTCGGCTGCAACTACTTTCCGGCGAGGAAGCCAACCAATAGCGACCCGTATCGCCGTCCCTAGCCCAGTCTGCCACAGGACGATGACGAGCGCGACCGCGACCACGGCGACCGCCCCGTAGGTCAGCATGGTCATCCATGCCGGGGTCTTGTCCTCTACCCCGGACAGTTGGACGTGAATCCCAGACGCGAGCTCCTCAATACGAGTAGCCCGGGCAACGACCTCCGGATCTCCGGTTTCCGTCCCGCGCTGAATCAACCATTGAGCCTCGGCGCGGATGTCGTTGGAGGACTGCGCGATCCTCTGCACGGGGCTACAGCCCGCGAGGAGGACGAGCATGGCGATCATGAGCCACCAGCGACTCAATGCCGTTCGATACGCGTAACGCGCTCCTCTAGCCCGCGCACGCGCTCCCCAATGACTTGAATCTGTGCGCTGCCTGTCGATGCTAATTCTTGAAATTTGCCAAGCTCGACCGCCATCTTTTCGAGGCTGCGTGTCTGTTGCTCGTCGCGTTCCGAACGGCTCCCAGCGTAAACAAGCGCGGCCACCAAAGCGGTGACCGCCACGAAGAACTGGGCAAAGCGAAGCCATCGGTCGATAGTAGATGCAAGTTCGAGGGTCATGGATTACAGATTCCCTTCAGGATGCCAAGTCCCCGGAGTTCCCGCTGTAATGCAATACCATCCTTTGGGCTGTCCAACGCTTGGAGTGCTGTTCTTGACGTAATCACCTACTACCCATGTGCCAGTCGTTGGAATTGCTGTTTTTGTCACTTGGATGATGTCTGCTTTTGATGCCGTACTAACCATAGACGCACGAACCATCATTCCTTGATACGGCCCAGCGTGACACACATTGTTGCTTACGCTTGTAAACACATTGCCAGATACAAGCCACGGCCCCGCGTCGGCTTGCCCCGTAATGCCGTAAACGGTGTTGTTGATTGCGTTATTTGCACAGACAACGTCGGTAACTCGTCCTGTAAAGTTTGACTCAATCCCTCTATGGAATTTGGTAATTGAGTTACTTGTGCAATGGACGCGACCGCTAAACCAAATGCCAGCGTTTTTCCCGCCGTTGGATGTAGTGTTGTCTTGTCCGGTAATTTTGTTATTTGATACAAAGCAATCCGCCGCACTTACTCCAACAGTCATAGAAATTGCACCCAATGTATTGGTGTGACTTATTAGGTTAGAAACAATTTGAATGTTTCCAGAAGTGCTTGTAGTGCAATCTGAAGAAATGGCGTTTCCTGCCGAATTAAAGATGCGATTTGAACTTGCTGAAACGCTGTGAATTGTTGCTCCTGAAATTGATATGCCATGCCCTGAATTTGAATTGATTGGCTCAAGAGCCGTTCGGAGAATTGTGTTCCCGGTAATCAATGGGGTTGCAAATATATTTGCAGTATCATTTCCCGATGGACTGGTTGCAATAATTCCGGAATTGGAGCAGTCGGTAATTAAGTTGGAACTAATTACTTTTCCACCATTTGCGTTCAACCAAATGCCAGCCTTGAGACTTACGTCTGACGGGTATAGCAATCCGCCGCCGCAATTACTAACCAAATTGCCCGTAATAATTACTTCGCTGCCAGCAGCTTCTGCGGCGGTGTTGTTGGCATATATGCCTGTTTCGGCACTGCCTCTAACAATATTGTTGCTTACAACAATTCTCGAAACCCCAGCCGCGTTGTAACTCACCAAGATTAGATACCTTGATTTGTTGCAGCTAGCAGTCAGCAATACTGGGTCTAGCGGGCTTACCTTGCCACCAATAAGCGGGATCGTTGTTGCTGGATTGATAAGGGCAGTAACACCATCTACTTGAAACGGATGAACTACATTTTCGCTAATAACAATATCAAAATCATTGCTTTCCCCGCCGACAATAATTGAATTGTCAACATTTCCTAAGCAATGGTTTCGGCTAATGATTCCCCGCATTCCCGGGTTTGATCCACCGCTTGAGCCATTCATCCAAATGTCATGGGCGTTGGCGGTTTGATTTGCTGCGCCCATCTGACGACCGCCAAAGAAGAAGTTGTCGGTGATTTTGTAGTTGTTGCCGCCAGTAAAGAAAACACCGTTTCCCCATTGCTCAAACATACAATTCTTGATTACAAGATTTTGCTTGTTCGTTGACTTAATTCCGCACGCGTATTCATCTCGCTGCGCGGTGTTGTCGGTGCGGTACTTGGCTTCGTTTGTTCCCTTGATTTTCAAGCCGTCAACAATGACGTTGTCGCCGTTAATCAGGAATCCGTTGTTGTAGGTTGGAGGGCCGGGCTGTCCCGGAACGATTGCCGCATGGTCTGGCTGGACATCAATGACCGCTCGGCGGTCGTCCGCCTGCACGGTTGTGTTGGCAGAAATCGTAAGCACCGCCGTAGTCTTGTACGTTCCCGGTGGCAGGTAGACACACTTGCCAGCACCTGCATCAAGAGCGGCCTGAATTGCTGTTGTGTCATCGGTTGAGCCGTCACCAGTTGCCCCGAAGTCTTTGACGCTTACGGTGTCGCGCAGCTTGTTCTGAAGCGTTCGCGTTGTTGCGCCCGTCCCGGTTGCAATGAACGAAAGCCGCGCATCGTCGCCCACGGTCGCCGTAGTGCTGGTCGTGCCATAAGCCACGGCAAAGGAGCGGTTTGCGGACAGGTCGCCGCCTCCGGTCAATCCCGTGCCTGCGGTCATGGTCGTAGACCCAAGCGCCTTGTTGGACAAAGAAGTAACTAGACCTGAAATTTGCGACTGTCCAAGAGTCAGGGCATCCGTGCCGCCAACTGCGTGCGTGCTGGCGTGCGTTGTGCTTGCCTTGGCCGCAAGGTCAGAAACCAAACTAGTGACCTGCGCCTGCGTGATTGTGATGGCATCAGCACCCGCTGCGCTGTGCGTACTAGCGTGCGTTGATGGAGTACGGGCGTTGCTTAGTCGGGCATCGTTGCCCACGCACGCGGTTGTCCCTGACGTGCCGTAGGAGACGTTGAGCGTGACATCAGCCGACAGCGTTCCGCCACCGCCCATGCCTGTCCCAGCGATCACTTGCCGCGTAGTAGCCACCTTGGCAGCAAGGGCAGTACCGAGGTCGGTGATCTGCGCCTGTGACAGCGTGAGCGGGTCTGACCCGGCCGCCGTGTGGGTACTAGCGTGAGCGAGCGGTGGAAGACTGCCAGCCGAAAGCCGAGAGTCGTTGCCTTGGCAGATCGTCCCGGCGGTTGTCCCAAAGCTTGCGGCAATGGTTCCCGTCCCGGTAATCGTTCCCCCGGTCAAGCCTGTGCCTGCGGTGATAGCGGAAACCGCCCCTACGTTGATGACTACGTCAGCCATTAAACTGCTCCTGCTTTGGTGTTTACTTGGGCAGCGCCAAGCGAGATAAGCCGCTTAGTGACGCTGGAAGGGAAGAAGATGTCGAGGTCGTACCGGGCGCTGCCAAGGGGCATAGTCGCGGTTGTAGCGGCTGAGACGATGATTGTCCCGACCGTCTTAGATACGTTCAAGGTAATCATTGGGCTTGCGCCGATGCTAGAAGCGACGAGGAATCCAGTTGTATCGGGCTGCGAGACGGTCAAACGCCATTCGGTAGCCGTGCTGAGGGCGGGGTAAGTTGACGGCCACGTTCCTACGCTGACCGTCTCTTGGTATTCAGCACCCCGTGAGAAGATGATGTTCCATCGCTGATTCATTTCCGCTCCTATGCCTGTTCAACTATTTCAATAATTTGCTGCTGCACGCAGGTTACCTTTACGGCGTTCGGCATTGAGAACCAATACTGCGGTTCTACAGGAACTGTACCGCCTGTATAGGAGGTGGGGAACTGCTCGACCATGTGGACGATGGTGTCGTTGCAGATCGGGAGCGCCTCAATAGTTGCGTTGCTGTAGTGCGACTGGAGCACCCCGGGCGCAACGCGGGAGCCGCTGGTGTTCCCGTTCTCGGCCATATTGCGTGCTACGATTGCGTCGGCTGCGGTTCTAGCGTATGCCCCGATGGACACGCTTGGGGTAGCGCCAATGGTCGGGTTTGGCTCGACTTCCACAAATGAATATGCCCAGCGCCAGTTGCCGTAATACTCATGGTTGGTGATCCGCGCCGGGAACGAACGGCACATGGGCGGCGGCACGTCGATGATGGTCGCCCCGACGCAGTTGCGATACGCCTGCGCGTTGCCCTTAGCGGTGATGATGTCCCTCGGATCGCTCCAACTCGTGCCTTGCAACCCAAAGCGCCAGTCGGTTTCGTCCGCCGAGGTAATGGTGTAGGGCGACCATTCCCCGTCAATGACCGCAAGGCGGTAGGAGACGTTGCCAAGCTGCCCGATATTCGAAGAAACTGATGTGTACCAAGGAATCCACCCAGCCCAAACGGTGCGCCCGAAGGGGATGTTGCTGTTGCGGTCGGCGTAGTCGTCCCGCATCTTGGTTGAGAGGGTGGTCGGGTTCCAGCCCGGGCTAGTCGTCAAGACCGCCCCGGTACTGTCCTGCACCACAATCGACGCGTCCGTTATGTAAGCCGCTCCAATGTCGTTCGGGGCACGAGAGAAGGTAGCTGCCGAGCCTGCCGCATAGACTTGGCTTGTCGTGAAACTCTGCCCGGTAGCGGGGACGTTGGCAATGGTGCAGTTGTCGTAGTAGGTCAGCCCCTCGACCATGCGCTGAGGAAACACCACGCTACAAGTGAGCGGAGCGCGGGCATTAAATCCGGTCGCGTTGTAAATGGTCACCAGCGCGTCGGTACTGGCTGCTGGGCCGTTGACGGGCTGCATCCCTCCCCGCATCGCCGTCTTGTAGCCGCCCATCTTGAGGTTGTACTGCCCCTTCAGATTGCTGCGAGTGATGAACCGCGTAGCTGTGCCGTCACTAATGATGACCTGCTGATTCGCCACCGCAATCGCATCAAGCACCATAGCAAGGCTGACGTTTGGCGATCCGTACAGGTCACTCAATCGCCTCATGTACTCCGGGCTTTGCACCGTGAACCCAACCGGAGCGGTTAGGTTGTCGGCGCTTGCCGC